CACATCGTGTGCCACTGGTGTTTGATCAATGTCTACTATTACATCTCTAAAGTCGTTGTGAGTTTGTCCATTGTAATACCAATTTGCATTCTGTTGATCAATTGATCTAAATTGTCCTTCTTCTACCACACTATTCACTGTGACTGCAATAGTTTTTGTAAATGTTGGAGTGGATGTATGATCAATACCTGATCCTGCAAATATTGTTCCAACTATTAAATTTATTGAACCAGTGGTATGTGCACCAGGTGTGTATTGTAAATTATCTAAAACCGTGTTCACTTGTGATTCAGTTCCTGTAAAATGGAATGTTTTAGTTGAAGCTATATAAGTTCCTGATCCACCAGTGTCACTAATTGTTCCAAATCCTCCAGTTCCTGATGATCCTGCCAATGTGCTATCTGTTTTCACAGTTAATAAAATTTGTTTTGATGTGTCAGCTGACATCTTGATGGTTCCATCTGGTAATGATATTACAGTATCTTCGTTGCCACTTGCTGTTAAAGAATTTAATAAAAGACTGGTAGTTGATGTAGATGTAATTGTTAAAGGACCACTATCAAATATTTTAGTAAATGTTCCAATGTTTGAATTTATATCAATTGATGAAGATGTTCCGTGTGGGGCTCTATAAAGTTTTATACTAACTTGTGATGATAAATTTAATTCATCTGTAGGAATAAGTTGGAAACCTCCACCATTGGCCATTGCATTATTAAAATTTGTTTTCGTTGCTTGAAATATTTTAGCTTTAGAAGATATATCACTTTGAGCTCCTGTTCCATTATAACTTGTAATGTTAGTTGTATCTTGTATTGTGAATGCTCCTAGATTGTCTGCAAAATCTAAAACAACAGCATAAAGTTCATTGGTTCCTGCATCGCTATCGTGAGTGTCAGTTATTCTTGTAGTTCCAAAAATGTTTTGTGCTAATAAGTTTTCAGTATAACCAAATCCACTTGCCGCATTTGACATTTCAAATTCATTTGTTGCTGTGTAGCTCAATGAAGTTGTGCTATTAGTTATTGCCACAGCAGGAGATGTTGTTAATTCAATTGCCAATGATTGATTAGTATAGTTTCCTTCTATTTCTGCACTACCGCCTATCTGGTTAATTGGTATTACTGTCATTGTTTGTAAGGCAGTATTAATTTTTGATATATCTGTTGTTGATATTGTGTCGTGTGTTGATTGTGTTGTGTCTACAATACTGGTGTCAGGATATGTTATTGTTGTTTTTGCTTTGTCATAAGTTATCTTGCAATTCACAGTGACACCTGCATTGTTAAACACAGGACTGACTCCAATATTTGTTCCAAATGCTTTGGCTGTTCCTGAAGCTACTTCAAATTCATTAAATGCTAAAGAACTTGCAGTATTAGTTAATTGTATGGTGTCTGATATTGTTGTTGTAATATCAATATTTGTTCCACCAACAATCTTGTTGTCAGCAGTTGACTCAATTGACAATGTGAGTGTGTCTCCTAAAATAGCATTTTGATTTGTTGCAGGATTTCCATTAACATCTGGAACATATTGCATATCGCTTAACACCGTGTTCAAAGTAGATACATTTGTTGTTGATATTATGTCTTGAGATGAATGACTTGAATTAACAATACTAGCATCTGAATATGTTATTGTTCCTAGATCTTTCCTGTATGTCAATGTTGCTGAGTATGTTGGTGAACCTGCATCAACATCATTGACTGAAAATGTTCCAAGGCTTTTTTTCGTGCCTGCTAACACTTCTATATCAGTGAATGTAGGATTTGCGGGTGAACTTGTGAATATTGAATCTGATGTGCCCACAAAAGTGTGTTTCAAGACTCTTCTTGCTGTTGATGTGGCTGAATGCACCTGTCCCACTTGCAAGTCAGATGTGATTTTTAAAAGTATGTCTTTGTTGTAATCATCTGGCACAGTCAATTGTGCTCCTGATGTGCAGGCTGTTAGATTAACAGTGGCATCAACATTGGAATCAAATGCAACAACAACATTGGCACTTGATAGATTTGTTGTCACAGATGATATGCCATCTGCAGAAGCATTGAAACCTGACACGGCACTCACTGCCGCTGTGTCTGTCCATTCATAAGTCACCGTGCCTCTCACATAAGGTGAAAATTGTGTAAATGTGATTGGTATGTTAATTGTTGCCATATTATGTTTCCGTGTATCCTGATGCTAGACTTTCTGTTAAATCATAACCAAAGAAATAACCTTCATCTATAGTGATCCATTTGTTTTGATCGTATCTCTGTGCCACCACCTCATAAACGAATGGTGATGTTTCTGTTATGCTTGTAATTTTATAAATCTTTTCTTGTTGATAAGGTTTTGTTGCAGGTGAAGTATCTTCAATCAATATGAATGCCTGTCCATTGAAATCAGTCAAAGCAGATTTACCAGCATTGATATCATTCAATCCTGTGACACTACCTAATTGTAATGTTGTCTGTGGTGTTGTTGTTCCTGAAAAAGGAATCACTAAATTTGTTTCAAATATTGTGTTGTTGACCACTGTCTGTTCGTGTGCATTGTATTGGTTTGAACCAGTGAAGCCATTTTCAATCAAAACTCTATAACCTTTGCTACCATTGATTTCAATAGCACCATCTATCGTGGCAGTTGTGCTTGATATACTTAGAATCCTACCTGAGTGTTTTTTACCATTGTCTTCTGTTGAATCAGCATATATCAAATCGCCTGGTTTCATATAAATGTGATCCGCACCTGCTGTATATGATACGAATTCATTTTTGATTCTTGCATTTTCAAGTAGATATCTTGAATGTCTCAATGCTTGGTGTTTGTTTGTTATACCTTCTGTGATAACTTCTTTAGATACCACAGGCATACCAGTATTCAACTGATCTCTCAATTCATCAAATGCGATATCTTGTCTAAACATTTTTCTTTCATTGTTATATTTGACATACATTGTGTTCACTTCTGGTAAATGATTTCTACCTGTGAATTTTATGTTTTGTGCATTTGATTGATTTACAATTTTTACAGGATCAGTTGGTTTGTCTTGATATATGTTTAAGAAACCATTATGGAAATAGAAATCGCTGTGCATATTGTTCAATATCTTAGATAGTGTTTCAAACTTGTCTGAATCACTGTCAATCACACTATTGAAAGCATATCTGTTCTGTGTGGATGTTGTTCCATCTGTTGCTGTTATTGTCAAAGCATCTTCACATCTTATCTTGGCTTCATACAATTGGTTGTTTATCTTTGCCGCTTGTTCATTGCCATTTGCTTGACCTGTTGTGTTGACATCAAGTATCATTTCACCCATACCATATCTCTTGTTGGTTATGTAATCGTGTGCCACCAATGCAGTTGTTGAACTATGTGCATCAGAACCTATTGTAGGATCTTCACCTGGATTGCTTGGGCCAGCTGTGAAGTTAGTGACCTTCTTTCCTTCATATATGAATGAAAATGTTGTTGTGTCTTCTTCATCTGTAAATGTAGAAGGTCTTGGATAACTCAATTGGATCAATGAAGTGTGTGGATATACCACATTGTCTAAAAGACCAGTTGTGCTGTCTTTGTGTGTTGCTGTGAATGTGTCATTTTCTTCACCTTTGTCAAATATAAATGAAGCACCTGATTCTCCAGGTATAGTGACACCCAATGATGCATAAGATCCTGTCGCTTCTCTCAATCTTGCCACAGGAGAAAATGCTGTGTCAGTTGTCTCTGTTCTCACACAGGCCATCAACACATATTCAGTTGAAGTATTTGATGTTGGTCTTATTTTAATTCTTTTGGCCGCTTCTTTAACATATCTTCCAGGTCCCCAAAAACCCAAGAACAATATATTAGTATCATCATTACTAAATCTGTGTCCACCTGTGCCCATTGGTGAATTTGCAAAATCAAGTGTAAAACCACTGTGACCATAACTTGAATAGGCATCATCTGATGTGTCATTTCTAAGTTTACCACCTGTCCATATTTCTTTGAATGCTTCTGAATATGTTGATGCAGTTGCATTTGAAAAAGTAGCATAATCACTTTCCACAATAGGAAAAACTCTGTCAAGCATATCTGGGGCCTGTGTATCACTTGGAGCACTTTTAGAAATTGTTAAATCAAAATCACATCCAGTAGAACTGTCAAATGCTTTGGTCATATTTGAATTATCGATATCTACATCAAAAGTTGTAGAAGTGATGTCTGATGTATTACCACCAATTGCTAGACCAAACCAAGTGAGTTCATAGTCTTCCATTCCTGAAATTGTTAGAGAACTTAATTCAGCTTGGGTTGAACTTCCTGCTGTATGGACAAAAACATCTTCATTAAATTTTACATCTAATGATTGTGATGATCCTGCTGTTGATCCACTTGCTGGTGCTCTTACATAAGTTGTCATATTAATCTACCGCCCTTACCAATATCCTACCACCTGTGTTTATTGCCGCTTGTGTTCTGTAATAAAGTATTCTTGGTGTTGATGCTGATGGTGTTATTGTGAATGTTCCATTTTCTGTTTTTGTAGTCCCGTGGGCAACAGCTGAGCTTTCAACTCCTGTTGTGTATTCATCTGTGCCATTTAAACTAACATAGAAACCGTTTCCTGATCCTAAACTACTACAAGTGAATGTGTATGTAGAATTTTCATACATCAATAAATCTGGTCTTGCCAATCCATCCATATGTAAAACAGATGATTGATAAGCTGTATCATTTATTGAGTGTCCAGCCCCACCTGCATTGGATCCAGCTTTCCACCATCTAAATGGTGTTTGACTTGCTCTGTTGTCTGTTGCCAGTGTGACTGTGAATTGTCCTGCTGTTGGTAATACCCAGGTTGATGGATTTGATACAACACCATATGGTTGTGTTGATGATGTGATATAAAGTCCTACATCATTAATGGCATCATTGAAATGAGAAGATACGAACTTGTCTGAAGCTGTATCAAATTTTAAGATATGATTGTTTGTCAATGACACAGATACATCTGCCAGTCCTTGCAAGAAACCACCTTTGTTTATAATAGAAGTTTCAAGATTAGTTGTTCCTGTTTTAAAAGGACTGATATCAACATCTTTGCTTCTACTACTGAATTGATTTGATGAAGCACCCCAACTTGAACTTGTTGTGGTTTTTTGTTCTTTGACTTCTACACCTGCAAGTTCTACGATGCTTGAATCATCTGGATCTTGTAAAGGAACACCATTAATGATTGTGTGATTTAAGATGTTTGATTTGATGCCATTACAATCACCTTCACTGATTAATATCTTGTAATTTTTATAATTGATTATATCTTTTTCAACAGCACCAGTAAATCCTCCAATGTCACTAACAGTCTTTTCATCTATAACAACACCTTTGGTTAGGACCGTTCCATAAACGATTGGTATTTTTACAGATGTGGTATCTGTTGCTTCACCTGTGTAGAATTGTTTGTCAACAAGATCTCCTGCTACAACATCTCTGTCTTTTGATTTGATTGCACCAGCTGAACTACTAGCAGTTGTCTTTACTGAATTGAAAGGATCATTTGTTGATTTTATGTTAGCCATTATTTGTCATCCTTTCTTTTTGCTCCAGGTGAACCTGCTTTGAACTGTCCCATAAATGGTATAGGTGATCCATTGTTTGAAGGATCCCATCTCAGCTTACAAGCTCTGGCTGTTTTGTTGCAGTAGTCTTGTGATGCATCACTGGTTGTTTGGTTTGCTCTATTGAAATAGTTTGTGAATGTTGCTTGATCGCCTTGGTTGTTTGTTTGTCCATATGGACAACCACCATCATCAATTGATGTATAAACGAAAGCACCACCTACATAACTTCTATATCTCAAACTACATAGACCAGTTGGCATTTTTCTATTTGATTGTGTTCTTTGTTCTAATCCTATTGCTGGTGTTAATTCTAATTCTAGTAAGTGTCCTGTGGTATCTAAAATACCATTTACGAAATATCTTTGCAACACTCCACTCTGTAAAACCGCAGTATGTCTTGCGGCTTTCTGTGCCGCTGTGCCTGAACTTTGATCACTGGTCATTGTCCAATCGCTGTCTGCATTGTAATCGTGTAAAGTCAAAAATCTTTCTACCTTGACACCTCTCATTGGAAAGGGTGGTAAGTTTCCTAACCCTGTCCAACTTGTCTCAATGGCCGCAACAGGAGTCAATGCTTCAAACACTTTCCTGTTAATTTTTAAAGTTGGCCTTGAAGGTCTGGCACCAAGTTCACTTGATATGCCTTCTATGTTCATCGCACAATGAGTGAATGTTTGACCATTCATTACAATGTTTGATCCATTTGATTGCCTGTGTGGTGTTAAAAAAGCTGTTGTGGAAACAGCTGAAAAGAATCTAGGAGTGATTGTAGAAAAATCAAATTTGTATAACTCTATAGGAGTGTATTCATTTATGTTTTTACAATCATTTAAAAAGTTTGGCATTATTGATCCTCTACTAACACCGCCGTGAATGTGTGTAGCAAAGGACCTGATCGTTGTTCATTGAATTCTCTAATGTAATAGTTTCTTGTTGTCCCATCAGTAGGAGTTGTGGGTGCAGTTATTGTCTGACCTTTGCTGTAAAATTCATACCATTCTCTTAACAGGTTGGCATCTGTTGTGTTCAAGTTCTCGTGAACTATTGTGTAAATTCTTCTCAAGTTATCTGGACCATCTGGTATCCTTTGTGCGAAGCCATCACCAAATTCTAATATGTCCATTCTTATTTCTGTTTCAACCGTTGAATTCACACTTGGTCCAACAGATATAGCATTTGAATTTGTATCTGTGGGTGATGGATGTGCAGTTGATGTTGTGTTAGCAGACATTAAGCAAATCTCCCTTGTGTTGACATTATTCTAATACTTTCTTCTAATACCTTGCCAGCCATTCTATTTAAATCAGTTTGTGTGACTGTGCCTGATGTTTGTGTTCCTAAGTTTCCTGTGATGTTAAAATTAAACACAGGAGAAACACCTGATCTATCTTTTGATAAAGGTGTTATGGTTGCAGGTCCAGTCACTAGCTCTGGTCCTTTTTCTCCAACTATACCAAATTTGTTTTTGGCTAATTTTCCACCATCTGCAAATAATCCTCCAAAGAAACTGCCAGCGACAGAACTTATTATTCCACCAAGTCCTCCACCGCCTCTAGATCCTCCACCAAATCCTCCACCTGAGATAATGTTGCCAAGACCTCCTGTGATGGCTTGTGAACCTAAATCAATCAAAGCATCTTTGAAACTCTTTGTTCCTTTTAACACTCCTGAAATATTACTTGCTATAGAATTTTCCATTCTATTAAATGATCCTGACACTGATGTTGTTGCTCTATCAACTGGATCAACCAATATGTGTTGTAAATTGCTGTCACTGAATTCTGTTCTCATTATATGAGTTGTGCCTTCACTCATTGATCTTGTTGATGATATAGTTTCTCTCTCCATTCTATGGAATTGGACAATAACACCATCAACCATATCAGGGACGATACTTTGCCCCACTACATCTTTTTCTGTTTCAGTAAACCAACCTGTGACACCTTCCCATAGTCCTTTAGCAGATTCAACAGCTTCATTTTTCATTTCATCAAACTTGCCTGTGACTTTGTTTTTGAATTCTACTACACCGTCAGCTACTTCTACCAAAGTGTTCTTCATTGATACAAAAGCATCTATCGTTCCTTTGACTATGTCTACCACTACTCTGATAGCATCAAATAACAGACCAAATGCATCTATGACAAGGTTCAAACCTTGTCCTAACAATCTACCCATTGCCGCAAGTAGGTCTTCATTCTCACCTATGAATTCTGTTAATCCACCTGTGGCATCTGCAAGTCCATCTAGGAATCCGCCTTTTCCTTTTCCACCAAAGGCCACAGCCGCTTTCTTCATAGCATCTCCAAAGTTGGAGAATCTTGTTGATAATGATTGTAGGGCT